CTACCCTGCTCCCGGGCAGCCGGCCTACCCTGCTCCCGGGCAGCCGGCCTACCCTGCTCCCGGGCAGCCGGCCTACCCTGCGCCCGGGCAGCCGGCCTACCCTGCTCCCGGGCCGCCGGGCAGCCGGGCAGCCGGGCAGCCGGCCTACCCTGCTCCCGGGCAGCCGCTCCAGCCGCGCCCCGAGCCGGCCAGGGCGCCCCGCTTCCCCGCCCAATAATTCCATGTGCAATTCCCCAACAATCCCAATTTCCCGGACAATAATTCCACGGCGGGACGGACGGACGCGGACGGGGGTTCTTATATACCCCCGTCCGCGCTGTCCGCGGGAGGTCCTAACTAATCGCCGCGGCTGTCCGCGTCGTCCGCGTCAAGCCCTAACCCATTGGCCACGCTTGTTTTTCCGGACAAGGCCCTTTTCGTCCGCGCGCGTCCGGAGCGTCCGCAGCTGCCGTCCGCGGCTATCCCCCCGCGGACAGCCCTTCCAGGCCTCCAAAAACCCGTAATTCCCCGAATTTATCCCCTCGGAAATGGCATTTTCGGCCGCCTTTAGCCACGTCTCCCCAGACACCGGCTGGCCACCATTGGCTGCCACGGCGGCGTCGAGGGCGTCGAGCAGGTGCCGCATCCTCGGGTTCTCGTCGGCGAAGTCCTCGGCTGCCGAGCCGGCCTCCATGGGGACGCACACGCAGGAGGTGACAGTCATTCCATCCGGCCCGGTGCCGAGCTCGACGACGCGCAGGTCGAAGCCGATGGGCGGGCTGGCCTCCATGTCGCGCTGCTTGGTGGTGGTCGCCACGCCGTCCGCGATTTCGATCTCGGTGTCTGTGGCGGCCCGCAGGAGGCTGTGGCCTCGAGCACCCTTCGCCTGGTCCTTGCCGGCGTGGTGGACGACCATGACGTGCGCCCGGGAGGCGTTGCGTACTGCGTCGAGGTGCTTGACGAGCGCGCCCATGTCGGCGCTGTCGTTCTCGTTGCCGCCGGCGATGGCCCTCGAGAGGGTGTCGATCACGACGAGGCGGACCTTGCCGAGCTCGGCCTCGACGGCGCGGATGAGGTCCATGAGCGGCTGGGTATCCCCGTCTCCGCGCAGGAGGTCCACGGGGCAGGGCACCAGGGCGAAGGGGACATCCGTTGCCTCGCACGCTTGGCGCAGGGCTGCGACGCGGTTCTCGGCGCTGACGCCGGCTTCCGCGGCGACGTAGACCACGGCGCCTTGCGTCACCTTGAGCCCTGCGAAGGGCTGGCCGGTGGCGATCGCATGGGCGAGCGCCATGGCGAAGAACGTCTTGCCCGTGTTGCTCTGGCCATAGACCACGCTCATGGCGCCTTCGCCCAGCAGCTTCTGGACGAGGCTGGTCTCTCCCAGGCGCGGCTGGATCTCGCTGTAGCGCCTCCAGTAGAGCTTGGACCGCTGCTTGGGGCCCTCGGTGGGTATCTCGGCGCTTCCCTGCTCCACGGGCTGGAAATCGGCTTGTGGCGAGCCTTCCCCGACCGCCCGCTTCCCGTAGCGGTAGGCGTTGGCCACCTTGACGGCCAGCTGCTCGTCGGACCATGGCGGGGCGCAGCGTGGGTTCCAGTGCTCGGCCATCAGCTGGAGGGCTGTGAGCTCGCTCACCCCTGCGTCCTTGACGGCGCAGGCGACCTTGAACGTGTGGTGGTCACCGCCGGCGCCCTCGATCGCCACGGGCGCCTTCGTGAGCATCTCGGTGGCGCGGTCGACGGCTGGCTTCATGTCGAGGATGTCGACGACCTGGCGGGCGGCCTTGTCCCTGCGCGGTGGCGCGCCGGCCTCGGACTCAAGCCAGAATGGCGCGTCCTGCGTGGCGACGTCCTTCGTGACGCGGTAGGCCTTTCCGTCGATCGTGGATCCCGGCCCCACGACGTACCCGCCCATGCCGCGCACGTCGAGGCCGTGGCCGATACGTCCTGCGGAATTGGCCACCTCGTCCGCGGGGCGGAAGTACAGGTGGAGGCCGCCTGTCGGCGTCTCGACGGTGAAGGTCTCGGGGACGCCGTTCATGACGTCGAGCTCGGCGAGCGTGTGGCTGCCTCGCTTGTCGCCCTTGTTGTCGACGTCGAGGACGAGCAGGCCCTGCGTGGCGACGCCGATGTTGTAGTTCCTGGTCGTCGTCGTGTTCAGCACCGGGTCGTGCTGGGTCCACATCCTGCGGATTTCCTGCTCGTCGGTCGTGGCGCGCTGTGGCCACGCGCCGATCGCCGGCATCTTGCCGTTCTCGATGCATGGGAAGACCCGGAAGCCGCGCTTGCCCAGCGCGATGGCGGCGTCGAGGGTGGTCATTTCCGGTATCTCTTGCCCCGCCACCCTTCCGCGGCGATCGGTAGTCCTGCTGCCCATTGCGGGATTTCCTCCATGATGCGCTCCATCTCCTCGACGGAGCCCTGGTGTTCCGGGATCTCTGCGACGATCTCGTCGTGGACATGCATGGTGATAGCGTAACCATGTCGCTCCAATCGCAACAGCGCGGCCGCGAGGATGTCGCGGGCGACGGCCTGCGTGACGTTCTCGGCTAGCTTGCCTCCGTAGGTGTCGGTCGGGCCCCAGTGCTTGGTGACCGGGTCGACGCCGTCGTACTGGAGCGCCGGCCGGACGACCGCGCGTCCGTCGTCGTCCACCCATGGCATCGTCTTCTCGACGACGCGCGGGTACGGGTAGCAGAGGCTGCGGCCCGAGGGCAGGCGGGCGAAGAGGAACGATCCGTTCTTGCGGAAGAGGATCTTGCCGGCCTTGGTGACGCGGCCCGGGTCCTCGGCGGCGTGGATGGCGGCGGCCTCGAGGTCGCGCCAGAACTGCTTGATGGCGGGGTGGGCCTCGCGCCAGCGCGTCTTGATCTCGTCGGCCTGCTCGTCGGTGATCTTGACGCCGTAGCCCCTGGCCATCGTCTGGAACGCGCCAACGCCGCCCTGGTAGCCGAGCGCGAGCTCCATGACCTTGCCGACCTGGCGCTGGTCCTTCGTCACGTCCTGCGGCTCGAGGCCGTAGGCCCGGGCATAGGCGAGCTTGTACAGGTCGGCGCCCTGGCCATCGTCGTAGGCCCGGAACGCGTCGACCTTCCATTGCTCGGTCGCGAGCCACGCGAGCACGCGGCCTTCGATGTTGGCGAAGTCCGCGGCGACGAGGTCGTGGCCGGGGGCTGCGATGATCATGGCGCGCAGGCAGTCGCTGATCACGTTGAGCGGGCTGCCGATCGTGAGGTCGATCTCGTCGAGCAGCTGGTCGAGCGTGCGCCTCATCCGATGGCCATCGTGATCGTGATGGCCCACAAGGCGACGTAGCTCGTCACCGCTACCCATGCGGCGATGGTGTAGAGGCTCATGGCTTCCCCTTCCTCCCATGCGAAGTGTCGGCGGTGTAGTACGGGTTCCCGTTGTCGGCGCACATGCCGGCGGCGCTGCCGAGCGGCGAGTGGCGCAGCGGCGGCAGGGCGCGCCAGGGCCTGTCTGGCCGGGTCACCGGCACGTCCTCGAAGCGCGCGTCGCCGATGCGCTTGGCGAAGCGCGCGTCGAACTGCTCGAGGCGCTGCGCGTCGGTCAGTTCATCGGCCATCGTCGGCCTCGACGATCGCGAGCCCGGCGGCGCGGATGTCGCGCATGACGCGCACGATCCACGCCATGCGGGCGCGGTCGCGCTCGTCGTCGGGGTTGTGCGCGTAGCCGTAGGTGTGGCGGAACACGCGGTCGGCGTGGGCCACGTCCCGCAGGACCTCGGCCTCGCTCCGCAACGGGCGCTCGAGGTAGGCGCTGGTCATCGCATCATCACCAGCGCCACGACCATCGCGAGCATCCCGGCCACGAGGGCGCCGATGATCACGAGGTACGCCTTGTCCTGCCAGGTCGGGGCCTCGTCGTCCATCCACCGGAACGCCTCGCGGCTCGCGCGCAGCTTCTTCTCGTCGTCGTCGCTCATCCCTTCTTCCTCCTCTCGCTGAAACACTCGTACCGGACCATCCGCAAAGTGCGGTGGAGGTCCGCCTGCATGTCGGTCACCGTAGCGCGACATGATTGGAAATCCGCAACGCGTTCGACATGGCCGTGGCATTGCCGCTGGCCGTCGTGCCAGTCGACCGTGCAGATCCACGCCACCAGCAGGAAGACCTTCACAGGTTCATCCCCGGGGCGCGCCGCATGGCGGCCTCCCAGAGCTTGAGCTCGCGCAACGGGTAGAGCACCTTTGCGCCGACCTTGACCCATGGCGGGCCCTTGCGGTTGGCGGCGCAGCGCCAGTTGCGGAGCGTCTGCATTGCAACCCGCCCGCGCCAGCGCGCGACGAGCTCCTGCGGGGTGATGTACTCGGGTTCTGGTTCGTTGATCTGCGTCATGTTTCGTTTTTAGCAACGACGCGCAGAGCGCGCAAGGGGCCTGTGCGGCCCCCGCTGGTCAGCCGGTGCGGATCCAAAGCACCGGGCTGGCGGCGACGAGCCTCTGGTTCTCGAGCACGACGCCGTTGACGGCGCGCAGGTTGTAGGTCCCGGCCTCGAAGCCGCGGGACGGGATGGCGAGGCGCTGGGCGTCGCTGGCCAGCTGGCAGACGGAGAGGCGCTCGATCGCCTCGCTGGTCACCGAGGCCAGGGGGACGTAGTAGAACGTCCACCCGTACATCGTGGACGCACGATCCTCGCAGCGCACCGCCACGCACTCGCGTGGCAGCGCGTCGAGGGAGTCGACCCGCCCGCCCTTGCGCGGCCGGATCTCGTTGTTGGCGTCGACGATGCCGGCGAGCGGCAGGGACGCCGGGCCCTTGCGGACCTCGACGCCGGCGTGGGCGAGCACCTGGTTGAGCGGGAGGGCGAGGATCTCCGCGAGCCGCGTGGCCTCCTCGATCTTCATGCCCCGCTTGCCGTGGAGCATGAGCGACAGCGCGGACTTGTCGATGCCCAGCAGGGCGGCGAGCCGGGCTTGGGACATCTCGGCGTCGCGGACGCGGTTCTGGAACCACTTGGTGTCGATCGTCATGGGGTACCTCGTGTCTACGCGCCCCATGTTGCTATTTTCTCCACATATGTCAAGGTGACGGGGATTCCTTAACGCGTTGCCTGCCATGCGCGCGGCGCGACCCGTTGACACGCTGTAGCGAATAGCTCAACATGTTGTGCCATGCACAGACAGGCATCACGAATCATAGCGAAGTTCGGCGGCGCCCGCCGGTTGGCTTACGTCTGCGGGATGGAGCCCTCCCGGGTCTACAAGTGGACCTACCCCAAGGACAAGGGCGGCACGGGCGGCATCATCCCGTCCGCCTGCGTGTCGGCGGTCCAGGTCGCCGCGGAGACGGCCGGCATCGAGCTCAAGGCCGAGGACTGGCTGCCGTGATCCTCGGGATCGACCCCGGGCTCAACGGCGCGCTGGCGTTCTTCGAGGCTTCCGCAGGCCGCGTCGAGGTCGTCGACATGCCCACGATCGCCGCCGGCACGAACTCGAAGCGCGTGGTGGACGAGGCCGCGCTCGCGTCCTGCGTCGAGAACTACCGCACCCTGCTCGCCCACGCCTTCGTTGAGCGCGTCGGCGCGATGCCGGGCCAGGGCGTCACCTCCATGTTCTCGTTCGGCCGCTCGTTCGGCGTCGTGCTGGGCGTGCTGGCTGCCTTCCGCGTGCCGGTCACGCTGGTGCAGCCGCAACGCTGGAAGGCTGCGCTGTCCGTGCCAGCGGCGAAGGACGGCGCCCGTGCGCGCGCCTCGCAGCTGATGCCGGGCTTCTCCCGGTTGTGGCCACTGGTCAAGCACGACGGCCGAGCAGAGGCCGCCCTCATCGCATACTACGGAGTAACGCATGGTCGCGGGTGACACGCTTCAGAAGGCCTTCGAGCTCGTCGGTGGCGAGCGCGCGAGGACGCACGGGGACAAGTACATCAACCACTCCAAGATCGCCGCGCTCTGGAACGCGTACCTCCGCAACGCAGGCTCCGCGGTCGAGCTCGACCCCACCGACGTCGCGCTGATGATGGCGCTGCTCAAGATCGCGCGCACGCAGAGCGGCGGCGCGCACAACGAGGACAACTATGTCGACCTGGCGGGGTACGCCGGCGTCGCGGCAGAAACCGCAGCGATCGACCGCGCCGACTGAAGAGGACCTTCTCCAGCAAGAGCAGACGGAGGCTGTGGTTGACGCCATGGCAACCATCTTGCGCTCGCTGGTGCAGGCCAACCCGGACGTCAAGGTGCGCTCGCTGACGCGCATTGGACTCACCACCCTGGCCGTCGCAGCGGTGTCGGCGTACGTTCTGAAACGAGCGGAACAGAAAGCAAGACCGCGTGACGAACGCCCTACCGACATCCTCGCCTGAGCCTCGCCAGCTGGTCGTCCGCACCGTTCCGCTGGTCCCCATCCCGAGCGCGCTGCCCGAGTATATCGAGCGCATCCAGAGATGGGAGCGCACGTCCGCCGCGCGCCGCATCGCCGAGTTCGTCGACAGCGGCGAGCTCCCCGCGGTGGATCCGACCGATGGCTACCACTTCACCTATGGCTACGCGAAGATCGAGAGCGCGATCGATCACGTCCGCCGCGAGATGTACAAGCAGCGGCTCGTGCGGCCCATCACCTGGCACACTAAGACGCCGCTGATCCGATGGTGGAAAGAGGCGCTGGCGGAATGGAAGCCGGTGGCTTTCTTCGCCGGCCAGAAGAGCCAGAAGTTCCGTTCGCACATGTCGCGCTGGAACTCGTCGCCCAAGGTCCGCATGGCGGTGGCGCACTACAACCTGCTGACCTCGGTCAACCTGTTCGAGTGCCGATTTACCCGGACCTTCGAGGTCGTGTTCTTCGACTTCCCGTTCCACCCGCAGATGGTGAAGCAGGCGGTTGACCTGACGCTGCGTGACACGTCCTTCAAGCGTGTCTACGTTGAGTTCCTCTGCCTCAAGGACACGCTCGACCACCGCGCCAGCGAGGTGATGGTCCGCGAGCTCATGGACCTCTACCGACAACGCTGAAAAATCATGTTGCGTTTTTCGCTACAGACGATAGGTTACTTTTCCTTACCACGACGGAGATGCTCGTGATCACGGTCAACCTCACGTTTAATTCGGCGGACGAGATGTTCGCCTTCTTCGGGCCGCGCATGGCGGCCGTTGCGGCGGGCGCGGCCCCCGCTCCCACGCCGATCGCCGCGCCGGCGGAAGCCAAGCGCCGGCCGGGCCGGCCGCCCAAGGTCCGCCCGCCGGTCGTCCAGGAGATGATGGCCACCGCCGCGCCGGCGCCCGTCATCCCGATCCCCGAGACCGTCGAGGCCGCGGAGCCCGTCGAGGCCGAGCCGGTCGACGACAAGGTGTGGACCGAGGTCGAGGTCCGCGAGGTGATGAAAGCGTTCAACGAGAAGTTCGGCATCGACGCGCTGCGCGTGGCGATCGTCGAGGCGACCGGCAAGGGCCGGATGTCGGAGGTCCCGGCCGAGGCCTACAGCAAGCTCGTCGCGCGGCTGCGCGCCGAGATGGGCGCGGAGAAGGCCTGATGGACGCGCGCGAGGTTGTCATGGAGGCGTTGAAGCAACGCCTCGCCGACGTGGAGCGGTTCCTCGCGGTCGAGGAAGCGGCTGATCGTGGCGCCGACGTTGCGAAGATCGCACGCCTTCGCGATCATCGCATCGCCCTCCAGCTGATCATCGACGAGCACGCGGCCGCGAAGATCGCGGAAGGCCAGGCGGCATGAGCGGGGAACACGCTCGCCTGTCGCCCTCGGCCTCCAAGATCTGGATGGCGTGCGCCGGCCAGCCCGCGCTGGCCGCCACGGTGCGCGACGAGTCCTCGAGCCGGTACGCCGACGAGGGCACGGACGCGCACTGGCTGGCGCAGGGCATCATCACGGGCGA